GTTCTTGCTGAATGGGATCCTAATGTATTTGAAACATTAAGTATAGATGGTATCAATGATGATTGGGAAGCACCACTTCCCGTGTTTGTTTCATCGTATTTCTGATAAATAAGATATGGAAAATAATTTAGATAAGATTGCTAAAGACCTTTATGGCAAAATACAAGTACGATTCCCTGAAATAAAGATTGGGGATGAGAATGCAGAAGTGTTATCAAAAAAAATTGATATACCAAAAGCTAGGTTCTTTGAATTCGAATATAAAGAAGGAGATGAATCACTGGGCGTTATTACTGTTACGCTAGACGAAGATGATGGTGTAATACTTCAAATAAGTCAAGATTTACATGAACATGACCTAACCGATGATGATGATTTCAATAAGTTTATCAGATCATTTAGACAATTTGCTAAAAATCGTTTATTAAAGTTCGATGTACAAAACATCGGTAAAAGCAATTTAGATAAAAGAGATTATAACTTTCAAGCAAAACCAAAGGAATTACCTATTATGGAAAATAGAATGTTTGGTACTAGTCGTATCAGCTATCAAAATTTGGGCGAAGCCCGTTTAGTCGTTAAACATACTCAACCAATTAACCCAGAAGCTGCTGCTGGAAGATCAATGCATATTGAAAGCATTTATATTGAAAATGCAGATGGTGAAAGATTTAAGTACCCATATAAACATCTACATGGTGCAAGAGCACTTGCTGAACATATTAATCATGGTGGAAATCCATATGATCATATTGGTAAACATATTACTGGATTAAGTGAAGAATTAAATCAATTAAGAAAATTTAAAGGTTATGTTAATCGTCAAGAACAAATATCAGAAGCAATGGGTTCAGTAACTAACCGTGTTTTAGAAAGAATAGAAGAAGTTAAAAAAGAAGTTAGTAACTTACAAAAATCTTCTTATTATGAACAATTTGCTGAATCATTTCAATCACAAGAAGATAAAATGATACCAGAAGATATTATGAATGATTGGGTTGATAGATTAACTATTCGCACTTTTAATGAAGATTTGAAAAAAGTATTTCCATATTTGTACAATATCATGGATGAAAGTGAATTGCCAGTTCGTGAACTAACAGCTGATGACTTATTAGATGAAGCATTTGGTAAAGAAGGACTTAAAAAAAGATTAGAAAAAAGTGGATTTGGTACTAAAGAACGTGAAGCTGAAATAAAAGCTAGTGGTGAAAAAATATCAAAATTTAATTCTGATGAAGATGCTGCCGCTGAAAAACGTATGGCAGATTGGAAGAAAAAATTTGGTAAGAAATCTCCTGAAGATCAACTTGAATCATTCTTAGAAGGTATTAGCAGCGATGCATTCTTAAATGATACACCAGAATCAAGCGAATTAAATACATTGTTAGGTGCAAAATTAACTGGTGGTGATATCGGTGTAAATTCACTTAAAGATGAAATTAAAGATCCAGAAGTTCTTAATGTTATTCGTGACATTAGTTTTGATGATAAAGACGCCGAAGATAAAGCTATCAGAGATATTATAAAACATTATTATATTGCTAATAAACCAGAAGAATTAGATCAAATTCCAAATTTATATATAGATGCACCAGCTGATGTTGGTGGTGAAGAACCTCCTGCTGAAGAACCAGCACCAGAAGAAATGCCTCCTGCACCTGCGCCAATGCCTCCTGCACCTGCGCCTGCACCAGCACCTGCGCTAGGTGGAATGCCTCCTGCACCTGCACCAGGTATGCCAATGGCAGAAAGTGCTGTTAAAAAAGCTAAAATAATTAAAATGAAAGAGAAGTTTAAAAATGCTCGTACAAAAGGTGCTACCATAAAAACTCCTTTCTCAGAAAGTATGACATTTGGTGATGCTATGCGTGAATGTGGAATCAATCCATCTGAATGTGGGTATGAAGAAGAAACAACAGTTGATACTAATGAATCAGGTATTGACCAACTATTGAAAATAATTTCTGGATTCTGGAACAAAGAAGAAAAGAACTTTACTATTGGCGGTGAAAGAGCCAAAATAAAAGTAGTAAAAGCATTTAAAGATGGTGAGTGCCCAAATGCACAAAAAGAAGAAGTTCACAATGTATTAAAATTAATTACAAAACTGGACCCTACACAGGAAGTTGAAGAACCACAAAATGATGAACAAGACCAAGTTTTACATTTAGCTGGTGTTAAAAGTATTATACCACAAATTGCAGCAGTCGTATCATCAAGTGATGGCAAAGAAGATAAATTATTAAACAATTTAAAGTTTATGCAAGAGAGTGAATTAACTCTTATTAAAAGAAATGCAGGATTATAAAATGAAAAAAATTACAGAACAAACTTTGCTAGAAATGTCTAGAAACTTGAAATCTAGATTGTATGAAGAGAACATTATGCAAACCCAAGCACAGCAAGATACTGGTGTTGGAACGGGTATTCACAATTTTGTCAGACGTGGTGCAGACTGGCTTGGTAATACAGCTAATGCAATGGTGGGTTCTCCAGTAACACCTAATGCTCCACTGATAGACCCTAATGATCAGAGTTTGTATATTGAACAAAATGGTAAACAAGTGCCACTAACTGGCGAAAATAATGGACACATTTATATAAGTGGCGATCCAAACAATAAAGATCTACCATTTTATGGTCCAATTATTGATCTTACTACTGGTAATGAAGGAGCCCCGGATTTTTTTTGGAAGGGCGAAGGCACTTATAAAAACCACCCACAAGTTCCAGTTGGTAATGCATACAAAAAAGCTAATAACTTATTTGGTACAGCGGAATCCAATCCTAATGTTGCAGCTGCAATTAAAGCTGCAACAGGTGGGATTACCGCACCTCCAAAATCTACAACCACATCTGATGAAACTACGAAAACCAATGCTGCGCAGAAAAAAATACCAGTGGAAGGAATGAAGGCTACTGCAAAAGATGGCAGTCCTATAATTTTTAAAAATAACAAATGGGTATATTTATAATGAGAGATTTTAGATATTTATTTAACGAAGATTCAACATGGATTGGGTCACATGATGCTGGAGCAGACGTATCACTTGATAACTTGCCAGATGATTTTATTCAACCTGAGACTCAGGTTGTTAATAACCAACAAAAAAAACCAGGTAATAAAATTGGAGGATCAGTGATAGTTCCACCAAAACCAGGACTTAAACCCAATCCTACTACTAAGCCTAATATACCGGTTGATCCAAAAGTTAAAGCATTGCAACAACAAATTCTTGCTAAAGACCCAAATGCATTACCAAAATATGGAGCTGATGGCCGTATGGGACCAGAAACACGTGGTGCTATGCAACGGTTAGGTATGACTGGTGCAAGTGGTCAAGCACCTGTTGCTGGTTCACAATTGCCAAATGGTAGCCTATCATCAGGTGATGCTGCATTGGATGCTAGAATGGCTGATAATGCTGCGTATTTTAAAATGACACCAGAACAAAGAAAGGCGGCAGATGCCGAAGCTGCAAAAAAATTAAATCAAGCAGATCCTTCGATGACACAACAAATAACAAACTACTTAGGTAAAGGACCTTCTAACATGAATCAACAAAATGAATCAAAAAAATTTACAAACACAGTAGATGAATTAAAATATTATTCACAAATACTAGCAGAAACTCAGTTGGATGAATTTAAAACATATGATAGTATGCGTAATCCACCAACATATGCTGATGCAGTAAAAGCCAGAGAATTAGGCAGAATAAATCCTGAATATGGATTAAACGCTAAATTTGCTAGTTCACAAAAGAAACCACCACATTTAGATTTAACAAATCCAGTTCCTAATACACCAATTCCTGGTGGACCTACTGATGATGCAAATAAGCCAGTTGAATTTCCGCAATCAGCTGCAAAAACATTTAACCCAGCACAAACTTCGGTTGCTGATGATGAACAAGCTCAAATAGATCAAGCAACAGCTGAACTTAATATGCCACCGGTTGAAGATGATATGACAAGTGCAGCACCAGCTACGAATTTTCCATCAAACAATCCAGCTAGTAAATCTGCACCATCGGCAGCGGCACCAACGCCAAAACCTACACCAAATCCAAAAGTTAAAGAAGCTCAACAGGCACTTATTCAATTTGGATACTTGCCAAAAGGTTCTGATACTGGTATAATGACTAAAGCAACCAGAGATGCACAAAAAGAATTACAGGCTGCTTATAATTCTTCTCCACAACCAGTTAATCCAATGCAAGAGCATATTTCATTTGGTGAGATTGATTCTTTAGCAAGAATCGTTCAATTATCTAGAAGATAAATAATAGTTGACAACTTGACCAATTAAAAGTATAATACGTATTCTTAGTTGGTTAAGCAACAAACGAATTTATCAAAATCAGAATAAAATTATTCTTGACAAGATAAATAAAACAGAGTATAATACGTACTCTAAACACAGTTAAGCAGGAAGCTTAACACTTAGGCAACTTAGTCGATAAGACAAAACATAACATTAAAGGGAATTAAATTATGGCAACACTTCAAATAAGTCAACTGTGGTATATGATATTACGATGACTATCTTTCTTTATGTGAAAACACATAATATAACTGGACTTAAATATCTTGGTCAAACATCAAGATCTGATGTTGAGATATATCCTGGTTCTGGAAAATACTGGAAACGACATATCAAAAAACATGGGAATAATGTATGTAGATACATTATAACTCAATGTGAATCTCTCGAAGAGATCCGTAAATGGGGATAATTATATTCCAATATGTGGAATGTTACAGAAAGTTCTGAATGGGCCAATCTCAAAGAGGAAGCTGGGCAAGGTGGCAAGCAAAACTCTGAAGTTAAATTAAAAATGAGTCAAATTAAAAAAGAGCAATTTTCTTCTGGAAAAATTCAACCTTGGAATAAAAATAAAACTGGTATGTTATCAGATGAAGTTTGTAAAAAAATATCAGAACGACAAACTGGGAGAAAGCTTCCAGCAGAAACAATACAAAAAATGAAAAATGCTGATAGGTCAACATATACCAGAACTGCCCCCGTATCAACTGAAACAAGACAGAAATTATCTGAAATACTACGTAATAAACCAAGTAGGTCATTAGGATATAAATGGACAAATGAACAAAAAGAACATTTATCCAAAATAAAAAGTGGTCAAAAATGCCCAACAAAAGGTATGAAAAGAGTCTATCGAGAGAATGGGACTTTTTATTTTAAAAAACCTGATGAATAATTTATATCTATCGTAAAATGTGGATATAAATTACTTATTAAAGTAAAACACATACAGTATGTGTATAATCTAACTGCATAGGGAAAATACAATAAATTAAATTATAGGGAAATAATAATATGGCTACTCTTGCTGAAATCAGACAAAAATTAAAACAATCTGAACGTGGTTCAGATAACTCACAACGTACTGTTGGTGATAACTCAGTTTATCCCTTCTGGAACATTCAAGAAGGTAAAGAATCAGTCTTACGATTCTTACCAGATAAAGATAATTCAAATACATTCTTCTGGGTAGAAAGAGCAATGATTAAACTACCATTTGCTGGTATTAAAGGCGAAGCAGAAAGCAAACAAGTAACAGTTCAAGTTCCTTGTGTTGAAATGTATAATGATGGTTCAGTATGTCCAATTCTTTCAGAAGTTCGTGCTTGGTTCAAAGATCCAGGTTTAGAAGATATGGGTCGTAAATATTGGAAGAAAAAATCTTATATCTTCCAAGGACTAGTAACTGAAGACGGTTTAAATGAAACTGATAGTCCAGCAAATCCTATTCGTAGATTTATTATTGGTCCACAAATCTTTACATTAATTCGTTCAGCATTAGTTGATCCTGAATTAGAAGATTTACCAACTGATTATATCAATGGTTTAGATTTCCGTTTGAAAAAAGGTAGTAAAGGTGGTTATGCTGATTACTCTACTTCAAATTGGAGTCGTCGTACTCGTCCATTAACTGCAGTAGAACAAGCCGCAGTAGACCAATATGGATTACATAACTTGGCTGATTTCTTACCAAAAAAACCATCTGACATTGAATTAAAAGTAATTAAAGAAATGTTTGAAGCATCAGTTGATGGTGAAGCATATGATTCAGAAAGATGGGGTCAATATTACAAACCAGCTGGGATGAATCAAAATACTGGTGACCCAGTTAAATCATCTACTCCATCTGTCTCAGTTAGTGAAGATGTGCCAGTTCAATCAGTAGTTGTTGAAACACCTGTAGTAACTGAAACAGTTACAACTTCAGAACCAGCATCTGATAACCGTGCCGCTGATATATTAGCAATGATTCGCAGCCGCAATCAAGCTTAAAATATCATTAAAAAGTAGGGAGATGGTTCTCCCTACTTCTTTTCACGGAGGATTGTCATGGCGACAAAAACATTTGATTTAACAAAATTTAGAAAAACCCTAACCAAAAGTATTGAAGGATTAGGTGTAGGATTTAATGATCCTACTGATTGGGTAAGTACCGGTAATTATGCATTAAACTATCTTATTAGTTCAAACTTCCATAAAGGAATTCCACTTGGAAAAGTAACAGTGTTTGCTGGAGAATCTGGTGCTGGTAAAAGTTATATTTGTGCTGGAAATATTGTAAAAAATGCACAAGACCAAGGTATATATGTTGTTTTAATTGATTCTGAAAATGCATTAGATGAAAAATGGCTACATGATTTAGGGGTTAATACCAGCGAAGATAAACTTCTTAAACTCAATATGGCTATGATTGATGACGTAGCAAAAACAATTAGTGAGTTTATAAAAGAATACAAAACAATGGATGAGCCACCTAAGGTTTTATTCGTAGTCGATTCGTTGGGTATGTTATTAACACCAACTGATGTTGACCAATTTGAAGCTGGTAATTTAAAAGGTGATATGGGTAGAAAACCTAAAGCACTAACTGCTTTAGTAAGAAATTGTGTAAATATGTTTGGTTCACATAATGTTGGATTAGTAGCAACTAATCATACATATGCGAGTCAAGATATGTTTGATCCAGATGATAAAATATCTGGTGGACAAGGATTTATATATGCTAGTTCTATTGTTGTAGCTATGCGTAAATTAAAACTTAAAGTAGATGAAGATGGAAACAAAACTACTACTGTAAATGGAATTAGAGCAGCGTGTAAAATTATGAAAACTCGTTATGCTAAACCATTTGAAACATTAGAAGTTCATATTCCATATACTACTGGTATGAGTCCTTATAGCGGACTAGTTGATTTGATGGAAAAACAAAAGTTATTAATGAAAGATGGTAATAGTCTACGTTATGATTTTATTGATGGAACTTCTATTAAGCAATTTAGAAAAGCTTGGGAAAAAAATGAAAATGAATGTTTAGATAAAATAATGGTAGATTTCGTCGCTAGACCATCATATGTACCAATAGCTGATTCTGATTCTGAGGATTATGTGGTAGATTATGATACTGGTGAAATTATACCTGAAGAAATAGTAAATGATGGAGAATAAAAGATGTTGAATGAAGCACAAATTGGTGAATTATGGACAATGTTTGCTGATTACATCGACAAAAAACAAGTCGATGTTGTAGCAGAACGATATGTTGAACTATTAGCAGATTACGGTGTTCGTGATCGAGTTTTACAAAATGCAACAGGTGTAGATGTAACCTTAGACCATGCTATCGCATATTACTTAGATGCCGACAGCACTGAAGAAGATGATGATGATTACGGTGCATTGGATTTTTAATGGGATGGTATTCTGAAGTCGTCAGAGATATATCAAAACTGTCAGATTGCATTGGTTATTACGAATTAGAATTAACCAATGCAGCTAAAGAATGCAAAATTATTGGTAATTTAGAAAAAGCCGCTGCTTCTATGCCTGGTATTGTTGAACATAGATATGGTCAACTTCAGGAAATAGAAGCAATACTAGAATTTCTCAACATTGAACATTATAGAATGAAATCTAGGTATTTTAGAAAATACTTAGAAGGATATAATAGAGTTCTAACACAGAAAGAATGTGATAAATTCGTAGATGGTGAATCTGAAGTAGTAGATTTTGCAATCATAATTAATGAATTTGCATTAATAAGAAATAAGTGGTTAGGTATAACCAAGGCACTTGATCAAAAACAATGGCAAATTACCAACATTGTAAAACTACGATGTGCTGGTCTAGAAGACGCAACCATTTAATTAATAGTAGATACAATTATTGTATCTACTACCTTGACTTTTAACATCAAATACTGTATAATATATTAATGAATATAGATAATTATTTAAAACTAATAGTAAACCACCCAGAATTTTCAACAATATTATCAGAGAAAGATGTAAAAGGATTTAATGGATTAACATCAACTATTAAAAATCATTATTTTCTAACTGATGGGCAAGCATTATTTTATATCAACTTATTGACTAAGAATAAAGATGCACTGGTTCCTATTCTTCCTATAGAATTCTCAGCAGATCTAGAATTTCCAATTTGGTCTAAGCCATTTAGACAAATAGAAATAATAAGAAAAATGTATATTTTAAATCATTTTATTTTTATAGAATCTAACTATTCTAATGAAATTAAAAATATAATGGCTAAATTTAATAATACCAACTATGGTATTTTATGTATTTCATCAGGTAAAACTTATAGAGTAATAATTTCTGAAAAGGCTATTGTTGAATTGGTTAGTAAATTAAAACCATTAAATTTTGATATCAGTGATGAATTGCTAAACTATTATAATATTATAACATCATGGAATGCCACTGATACTTTAAACAAATTTAATATTGCAAATATTACTTCTGAAGAAACGAAGCAACTTATTATGTCTGATATTGGTATGGACACCCCAATTGATTCATTAATTGTAAATGATAGAAGAATTAGATATCAATTTAATAATGATGGCGGATATAATACTGGGTTGCCTAATGAACAAGTATCATTATCAGAACTTATCGCAAATAGATCTACACCAAAAATATGGATTGATAATACAGCATATTCATTATCTGATATAATAAAAACATTGATAGATTTAAAAAGACTTCCAATATTGTTTATATTTGATAATAATACTGAACAAAACACAATTGACCAGTTACATAGACTATCTTCTGCATTAGAAGATAATAACATTACTGATAATATTGGAATATATTTTAGATTAAAAAATACTGATCATGGTAAACCATTTAATCAATTTATTGCTGATAAGAAATATAACAAACTATTAGATGAAACAACTAAAATTGCAGGTATAGAATTTGCTAATTTGCCAAAGTTTTTTTTAAAAACAAATTGGGAACCAATGACAGTATTATCATTTAATAATGGATTTCGCAGTAACAAATCATCAGTATATGCTAGTCGATGTGATTTAAATATTACTTACTCAGCACATAAACCATTTATAGAACCAAAACCGTTTTAAATAATTACAACAACACAAGGAATGTGTATGGCAGTAAAACTAACAATATGCGATGAAGTAAATATTAAATTTTCTGGATTATCGCTTGATGCAAGAAAAAAATTAGCAGCAACTTTTAAATATGAAATACCATATGCAAAGTACCAACCAGCATATCGATTAGGTCGTTGGGATGGTACAGTAAGTTTATTTGGTATAGGTGGCTCTGGATATTTAAGTCAGCTTGAATCTATTTTAGATATCTTATCTAAGATGGGTATTCAGTTAGATGAAGTAGATGACCAACGCAACCCAATTAATTTAACATTTGATGATGTCACCGAAACATATTGGGCAGATCAAGGTAAGGTATGGCCACCTGGGCATCCAACTGAAGGCGCCCCAATTATGTTGCGTGATTACCAGGTAGCTGCCATTAATAAGTTTTTAAAAAATCCGCAAAGTTTACAAGAAATTGCAACAGGCGCTGGTAAATGTCAACCATTGAATAGTCTAGTATTAACGTCTACAGGCTGGAAAACTATGGGTGATATTAAAATAGGAGATTTGGTGGTTACCCCAACTGGTAAATTATCTAAGGTAATAAGTGTATTTGAACCTGGTGTTAAAGATATATACCAATTAACATTTTCTGATGGAAGAACTGCTAAATCATGTAAAGATCATTTATGGAGAGTTCATAATATTGATTGGAAAACTAATTCTGGACATTGGAGAAATATATCTACTGAAGAATTGATTAAATTAAAATCAAATACAAAACGTTCTATTGGCATACCATTAGTTTCTATGAAAAATAATGATACAGACGTTGACTTACCTATGGATCCATGGTTATTAGGATTTTTACTAGGTGATGGAAGTTTTAGAAATGGTCGTATTAATTTTAGTACATCAGATTCTGAACTTGTTAACAAGGTTGAATCAAAATTAAATAATAGATATAAAGTAAAGCATTTAGGAAAATATGATTACACCATCCAATTTGCAGATTTAAATGACATGAGAGCCAGTCATTCAGAATTGATGAAAATAAAAAGTAGAAATAAGAATGGTCATATAATAAATAATAACCATACTTCATTAAATGAATATAGACAAATTATTAATGAGTTAGGATTAGGTGAAACATACAGTCACAATAAATTTGTCCCAAAAATGTATTTTAATTCCAGCTTTAATCAGAGAATAGAATTAATTAAAGGATTAGTTGATAGTGACGGAACTGTTGACACCTCTAGTGTAAGTTTTACTTCAGTAAGTAAACAATTAGCGTTAGATTTTCAACAATTAATATGGAGTGTTGGTGGGATAGCAAAAATCGCCACTAAAGAAAAGAATACATATAAGTATAATAACGATATAAAATTTGGTAAAACGTCATATCGTGTATCAACAAAATATACTACTCCTTGGGAATTGATATCATTACAACGAAAAATTGATAAAACAAATTTGTTTTATCAGTATGGACCAACATTAAAGTTAAACATAGAGCATATTGAAAAAATTGGTTCAGAGGATGTCAAATGTATTCTTATAGATGACCCAGACCATTTATATATTACTGACAATTACATTGTTACTCATAATACCATTACTACTGCTACGTTATCCCAAATATGTGAAAAATTTGGTAGGACAATAATCATTGTTCCAAATAAATCATTGGTTGAACAAACTGAAGAAGATTTTATTAACTGTGGATTAGATGTTGGTGTGTACTATGGTGATAGAAAAGATTTATATAAAACACATACTATTTGTACATGGCAAAGTCTTAATATTTTAGATAAGAAAAGTAAAAATCACGAACACGATATTATATCATTGGCTGAGTTCTTAGATAATGTAAAAGCAGTTATAGTTGATGAATGTTTTGATGGTAATGCCAAGGTATTATCTGCAGATGGG